TGGATACCTCACGCCAAACGAAAAATTTAAACAAATTATTAATCAGAATTCTGTTGCATTTGCAAGTTGAATTCAGCAAACGATTCTTTAATGAAGCATGTTTTTTAGAATCAATTAACTTAGGGTTAGCCATCAATTTTAATGCTGTGGTTCTTCTGTTTCCTTCCTTTACAAGAAATTTCTTGTTAGATTTCTTTGATGGCATAACATAAAATGGCTTGGGAGACAACCCATTCTCTAAAATATGTATCGCAATATAATAAATTTTGTCTCCTAATTTTGTTAGCATTATGTCTATAGCCTGCTTTTCATTCTCAACAGACTCAAAACGATCATTATCTGGATTTATAATTAAATTAGAAATACTGATAGATTTGTATTTTTTGTTTGTCATAATATTAAATGGCGAATCCTTCACTATAGTGCGCCTACAGGAATGAATAAACCTGAACCCAATCTTATGGGTTACACTATGGAAAAGGATTCATTTAATTCATTTTTTGGCGTTGCTAAAATAGTGATTTTATCAAACTTAACAAAATAAAAAAACTTTTTATTCTAAATTTAATTCATGATTATTTGAATAATGAAATAAAAAAGGCTTCCAACCCGTGGAAGCCCCTCTGTCATTAAAAACCTTACGGCCTCGCGATAGACCGAGAAGTATCTTTCATTATGTCGCCAAGCTCAGATAGAGCTAAAGATAGAGTATTCAGTTCATCAGCGGTGAAGTTGGCTGGTTTGCCGTTTACCGCACTTCCGTTAATCCGTTGATATAGCCATTGGCGTGTTCTGCCAAAATAGTGCTGGGCAATATACGACATAGAAGCGAAAGGCAATACTTTTTCTAAGGTCTGCCTGATTTCTACTGTTTTCACAATGGCTTGGGCTTCATTGATTGATTGCCTGGCACCATCTTGGAATGCTTGCGCAAACGCTTTTTTATCCTCCGGTGAAAGCGTCTGCAGAAAAGCCCTGAAACGTTTTTTATGGTCGGCCAATTCCTCCGGAGTATTGCATTTTACATATTCCGACTTCCATTTTCCCAATTCTTTCTGTACGTCCATAAGCCTAAAAATTATATGTTAGAGAAAAAGTAGCCCCCTCAAGGAGGGCTACCGTTTTCATTCAGCTTGTCTTGTGCATCATTCAAGTCATCGAGACAATCATTGATGCCTTCCTCAAGCTCCTCATCGGAAATCCAATCAGTATTCTGAATGTCATCCCAATAGAGGGAAAAGAAGCTGAGGTCTTTTTTCGCAGCTTCAATCCGAGCCTTTAGCTCTTCTTCTTCAGTCATAAAAAGATCGCGATACATTATGACACTGCAAATATAATAACCTTTTGGTAATTACGCAAGGGAAAAAGGAGTTATTTTTGAGAGGCAGATGTCTTTTTAACATTATTATTCTATCCGGTAAAAAGTCCCCTTCAGTACCTTGCTTAATCCATCAACATCTATTTCCGTCTCAATCTTCTCGCACAAATACTGCTTGTTGCCTATAAGAAACACCTTATTCACATCTGGCAGCTTATTGGCTTGGAACTGGATTGTGTAAGGGATATTGGAGTGAAACAGACTGAGTGTCGACAACCGATGTCCGACACTGTCCGGACAAACATCGTTCAAGCTTAGGGAATACGGAAGGAAGTCCGTGAGCTGTGCTTCGGTCTTCTGCTGGTAGTCCGTAAAAGGATAGGCATAATCATAGGCATGTGTCTGACCGCTGTAAGTTACGTTCTGCCGGTTGAACTTGCCGGTATTGACAGCCACTTCCATGTGCCCGTTTTTTTCCTGCTTCTCCTTCAGCTCCACGTCACCGTTTATGGCTTCCTGGACATTGAAGCGCTCCTGCTTGGCAACAGTAGCCTGGTAGCCCACCGCGGGTATGTTCAATACCATGGAGGTGTACGGACGGGACAAATCGTAATCAGCTACAGAGCCATACACGCCGACATTGAACTGAATAATTTTAGCCGGGACGATTCCGAGTGAGGTCTCTACATCGGACGATTCCGGGTCACGGATTAAATCCGCATACAAATTGACTTCACGCAGCGTATTCTTATCATTTTCATTGTAGTTGATATAATACCGTTTGCCAACAATAAAGATTGTACTTTTCTTGTCACTGTCACCCATTCCATTGTATGCGGCCAGCATTGCATCGTAAGAATCATATTCTTGTTTGTATGCAGCCTCTATGATGTCCCTTTCAATTCGCAGATAGCCGTCATCCGTATGGGAAGGCAGATTGTAGCCCACATTGCCAGTGCTCAAGTCTTTCTCATTCTTTTCATCTTCAATATCCACAGTGAACTCCCGTAGCAGGGAAGATGCAGGAATTATCTCCTTTCCGGATTCTGTAAAATAATCGTTAAGCCCTACGAGACTCACCACTTTGGTGCGTTCGTTGACCACCGTAACCGCACAAAGGAATTTCTCCAGTTCATCAAAGAATTCGGAAACAGTCCAGTGCGGCAATGCGGCGGCCACCCGGTTGCTGCTTACCGCGCTGCATACATAAACGTTCCGCAAGAAATTGTTATCAAAGAAGGAGGTATCGAACGTATAGCCAAAATACTCCACTATTCTCTTGATGACTGTCAAAAGGTATGGTTGTACACATCGACGGCCATAATAGGGGCAAAGGGTAAAATTGTTCGTGCCGAACTCATAGATTGCATCGTTCTGAAGATTCTCCCATTTGGCTTCCTGATAGAACACCGGCAACCATACAGCTTCAATGTCGTCCACCGAACCGTAGTAGTTCACCATATTGGCAGGTGGCTGGAAACGGTTCTGATTGTTGTTCGGCCAACTGATTGTACCTAAATCAAGTTCGTCAATATACAGATCATCATTCGTCAGCAGATTAAATTCCGCATTACCCGATACGAGCTGTACCTTAACCAGTGCATCTTCTACTGAGAGTAAAACCGCACTGCCGTAAAGCAGGCATCTGGCGTCAACGATGAGTGTGGCCGGAAGGATAGTCTTTTTTTTCGTCACATCCAGTCTGTTCACGTGCTTGAATATGGCATGATTGGCAGGCATGGGGAGTTCTATGTCCAAGGAGTAATTGGAACTGCGGGTGAAATACGGATTCTCGGAGGTGAACGTAATGTTGAACCCTTCAGGAAGGGCGGCCAATTGCCCGTCAATGTATAATTCTGTCATTGCTTGTTGCGTGATTTATTGTTGTTCAACTTCTGATATTCTTTTTGTGCCTGGTTGATACCCCGTTTGCCGGTAACATAAGTTTCCGCTACCAAAGGGGCATCCAGCCTGTTTTTAAGCTTCCGCAATACGCGGGTACATTCTATCAGCATCGCCACCATAGCCGGGTCATTGGTCGTCGTTGTGGCGCTGGCAGCAGGTGCCTTGGCTGGTACGGTACGTGTACTCTTTCCGGAACCTGCTACAGCCGCTATGTCTTCAGCTGTCAGATTACCAACATTACCGCTACGCTGTGCCACGTCAATGGCGTCGAATATCGGTCGCAGATTCGGGTTGGCCACAGCAAAACGGTTGGCGACAAATTCATTGGAATGTACAATACCTTGCGGCTGATTCCAGTCACCGGACGGAGTAAAGCCGCCGGTGTAGAAATTGGAGATAAGCCCTTTGGCTGTCTCAAATGCGGCAGTTATCAGAGCAATCTCTCCGGCAGCTTTAGCTACACCTACGAAGCCGAGTGAACCTATATTCTTGATGGTGCGTTCGGTAACGGCCATAATCATCATACGTTCCAACGCATCAAGCGACATAGTAAGAATATTCTTCAGGAAGTCCTTGAGAGACACCTCGGAGTCCGTGAAGAATTGCGCCATGGTCTCTCCGAAGCCTTTCGCCAGGTCAGACAGTATGTCAAACTTCTCACGTTCAATCCGTTTTTCTTCTTCAGCATCTTTTTGGGCATCCTTCAGATTACGTTTACGCATCTGTTCACGTACCTGGTTTTTCTTCTCCTCACTGATTGCCGCGTCATTGAGAACCTTATGGTAATATACATCTTGCAGTCTGCGCAGCTCATTGAAATACTCCTCCTCGGAAGTCCTGTTTTCATAATGATACATGGCGGCAGCTTCCACCTGCATTTGGTACTCTTTGTCCAAACGGGAAAACGTCTCTTCTGCCTGCTCCTTACGGCGTTTCTCTTCATCCTTGGCAGACTGTTCATCAAGCCTGCGCAATTCATCACGCGCCTTTATTTCCGCATCAAGTATTTGGTCATTGATACGTTGAATCTCTGAAGGCTCAAGCCCCTTGACCTTCAGCTTATCGTTGAGCAGTTGTATTTCTGCATCCCGCATCTGCTTGTTGTATTCTTCCTGGGTCATCTTATCGTCAGCGAGGTACTTCCGTTTGATGTCAGCGATACGTCGGTAGTAGTCGGCTTCAGCTTGGGCGAACTTGTCTTTGGAAGTGTTGTTTTTATCGCAGGTACAAGGTTTGTTTCCACATATCGGACATTTTCCACCGTCATTGCCTCCGGTGGGATTGTTTTTAGGAGTGTTCGGATTCAATGCTTTCCATTTTTCTTGTACCAGTTTCTTATAACGTGCAGTTAAAGATTCAACAATCTCTTCTTCTTGGGAAATCTTGTTGCGAACATCCTCGCGAGCCATCGACCCCATCGGTGAATTGTCACTCAATGCCGGGGATTTTTGAAGGCGCATCAGGTTGATCCGGTGCTTATCCAGTTCGTCGGCAGCCTCTTTTAATTCGATATTGGTTGCTAATACGGCATTATATCGGTCAAGTGCCTCTGTGTTTTCATTGATGATTTTGCCCTCTTTATCAATCTCTGCATTATAATCCGGAATAATAGCCTGCAATTGTACAATTGCCTTTTTACGTTCAAAATTGGAAAGATTATTATTGTGTATTTTGGTGGTCAACTGTTCAATCAGTGATGATTGACGCGCATATTCATCATTTGATTTTTCTGTAATTTTCTCATTGACTTTATTTAGGTCGTAATAAGCTTTGGTGCGTTGTGTCAGTTTGTAGGATGCGGTAGCTGCTGCAAGAACTAATGTAACCAGTAAGCCAATCGGATTGCTGGACATAATAGTCCAAGCTGCTTTCAGCGATTTGGCAGCCAAATCAACGCGCCCGTGTAAAACCTGCACGGCAGCGGCATATAAATAAGTGGCGGTACGTAGTGATTTAAGTAAAACAGAATGTCCTTGCATGAGCATTGATAATTTACGCAAGTTTCCAAATGATGTCACTGTATAACCAGACAATGTATTCATTGATGCGGCATAAGCCAAATTGAGAACTGTCGCAATTTTGGTAAGTGAATTCCAAATAGAATACCATGCTGTAATTATCTTCAGCCGGGTAGCATATACAAGCAATATCGTACTAAGCCACAATACAGTACCACCCCATTTTTTGCACCAGTCAATCAATCCCGGCAAATACTTGAGCACATTGGTCAGCATATTCGTACTCACCGTCAGAGCCGGATTCAGTTTCTCTCCCAAATCAATGGCTGCCAGCTTCATCTTATTGCGTGCCTGCTCCAGTTTGGCCTGTGCAGTATCACTGTTTATGGCCGCCTGCTCATACGCCACATTGGTACCGGTGACGGCAGCGGTGAAGTCTTTCACCATCTCCGTGTTCTGAAGGATTACGGATGCGGTATTGTAGCCTTCCTCCCCGAACATCTTCTTGATGGCGCCTGCATCCATATTCTTGTTCTTCAGATTCTCCAGTGCCTTATCCAACCCGACGATTTTAGGGTTGGTCTCGTCCGCTCCGGTCTGAAGAACCAGAAAGAATTTCTTCAATCCCGTTCCGGCCACTTCATCCTTTATACCCCGATAGGCAAGCGTTTCAATCAATGCGACCGTCTGTTCAATGGGAACATTGGCCGAAGCCGCTGCGGTACCTGCATTCCGGATAGCCTTTGCCTGGCTTGCGATATTGGCGGAACCTGCCTGGGAGCCGGCAGCCAATACGTTGGTAAACCGTCCTGCCTGGTCTGCTGCCGCCCCATATTGGTTGAGTGATAAGGTAAGTGAATCAACCGCTTCGTTCAGGGTAATGTCCTTGGCTGCCGCCTGCAACCGCATGGCTTCCTCCGTAACAGCCTTGAGCGCTTCCTTGTCACCAAGCAGTTCCGGCTTGGCCGAACCGACCAGCATGAACGCATCCAGGATTTCGGCTGCCGACTGGCGGACACGCAAGCCCTCTTTTGTCATGGTGGTGGAAAGCGTCTTGGCCTGCCCGGTCAACCAGGCAATGCTGTCATCATCAAGTCCGGTCAAGGCTTTCAGCCCGGCCTGGGACTCCTCCAACTTGTTGCGTTCGTCTCTGATGGCGCGCAAGGCAAGGGTAAAACCGGTAAGGAAACCTATTACGGACAAGATAACTCCACCGAAACGGTTGAACCAGTCTACCATACTGCCAATACTGACAGTCGCTTTCTTGGTTTCGGTGGTGATGCCTTTTATCTCCTGGCGATGCTGTTTTAAAATCCCCTGAAGATGCTGTATCTTCGCCATGGTGCGGTTGTATTCCTCAGAGCCGCGTGTCATTTCCTTAATGTCACGCTGTAGGCGTTTCATCTCCAAATCAATGGAATTGATGTCATTCTTAATTTCCTTGCCATCGATGTACAAGTAGACACCTCTTTTGACAGTCTTGTCACTTTTTGCCATAACGTTTTTCAATTGTTATTTTATCAAACTTCTGAAGCACATTCTTGAGTGCCTGGTCACCGTAATACTCTCCGGATAAATCTGCCAGTGATTCGATGTTATCCACAATGGGAGGGTCTAACCAGGGTAGGGGACTTCGCCGGATAACGGCATAGTGTTCATCAACGGTACGCATGCGCCGGATACGATATTCAGAAACACGTAAAGAACGCAGTTCCTGACGTTTCTTCTTATCGCTCCATGCCGAATGTCCCTTCATTATAATTCCGTTCTTGACGATATATCCACGCCCGGCGCCATACTCCCGGTACGCACCATACCGGGCAAAGCGGAAACCCAGACCGACATAAGCCGGTCCACCTTCACGGTCTTTCAGCCAACGGGATTGCAGTTCCCTACGCAATCTGCCGGTTGCGTGTGTCCGTTGTAGAATATTTACGGAGGTATTCCTGACTTTCCACGTCCAGTTCTCAACTCCTCGATTGAATTTCTCGGAGGTCATTAAACTCTTTTCTTCAGTTATTGCCATAAAAAAGCCTTTAGTTCCGGACACAAAACTAAAGGCTGAAAAGAGTGGAAAAAAGGACAAGAATTCAGCGGACAGAGAACTTGAAATCATTGACCCGGTTCAGCCATCCTTTCCGGAATACAAGCTGCGACGGGTCCCTTTTACAGATTTCTTCAATAAACCGGATTCTGTCTGTCTTGATAGCTTCGAACAGCTGCCGTTGGTTGGCCAGATTGATACTTGCAACCGTCTGAGGACCTACGATGCCGTCTACATTGATTTGCAGTAGTTGTTGTACCCTTGTGATACCGGGACGTCCGGAGGCCCACACCCAATCCACACAGATGTTCGCAATGGACTGGTTGTGTATGAAGTCCGCTTGGTAACGGTCCCAATAATACTTCTTGAAAACATGAAAAACGTCATCCGGAGTAATCATGCGTAAATCATCCGCATCAATATCTCCGTCACCATCCTTGTCATAACCACATGATTTCCACGTAGACAAGGTTATCCCCATATTGGTTTTGCCACCTTTGTCATTTTTGTGGTCACTCCATCCGCCTTCCCATTTGCGGATGACCTTGAATAAGATTTCTGCTTTAGCCATACTACTTTTATATATTTCATTATCTTACGTTTCTTCTATTTCTATAATATTCAGCGGAACCTCCATCCATCCTTTTGTCGCATTCTCCATCCCCCATTGCAATTCGAACATTCCCGATTCCGGTACGGTGATTTCCTGTTCAAGCCATCGGGTGAGATTGCCTATGACATCATAACCGTCCGGCAGTTCAAACACATTGGCAACACCGTCCACGACGGTCTGTACCTTCATGAATTCCGTGGAGTTCTTATAAGTGGAGTTCAGGGAACAGAACAGCCGCAGACGGTATGTCCCTGGAGAGAGATGTATCGAGGCTGTCCTGTGTCCGTATGTATTCTGCGGGAAACCGTTATACCTGACATATTTCTCCAACACACTGTCCGGATACATGCCACTATCGTCACCTGTAGTTGCACCACCGACCCTGATATCCTCATTGAAATTGACGGAGTCCCCTTTGACGACAGTTCCGGCATCTTCCCCGGAATCCCATACAAAGGTCCGGGCTGTCGCCGAGTAATTCATCCTATTGATGCCAAGCCCACTGTCAAACACACATCCGGGGGCAACATCATCATAGGCCCATCCTATACTGACCACTGCCTTACGCGGCGGATTGATGGTGATGCTTGCGGACCGGGTTTCAGTCATCTGCCCGAATCCGTCCATCAGTTGTACATACAAGGTCTTCGCGCCCGTTGTATCAAACGTATAGGAGAAACGTTCCGTAAACGCAGTCCAACCGGCAGAGGTCAAATCCTCCGTTTCACCTGCACGGTAGTATCGGGGCATGACAGAACCGCTGTATGATATTTCAACACTCACAGTCTTTCCGTTCTTTTCAGGAACACCGTCCTCTATCACGACAGAGGACAGTACCAACGGGCTTTCCTGATAGATGATGGATGCGGATTTAACAGCGCTCTCTTCCGTAGACGACTTTATCTGGCAGTACAATGTCTTCGGTCCTGTGGAAAGGAATGTGAATTCTACGGTATCACCGCTCCACTCCGACCACACCGTGTCGGAAAAGTCCCTTTTCTCACTTATACGGTAATGTGTCACCTCACCCTTGCAATTCATCCGCACGCTGACCTTATTGCTCAAGGTACTGGCGGCACCTCCGTCTATCACAATGGATGACAGTCCGAAAAGGGCATCCACGATGTCCGGACTCCTATATTTCCCAAGGAAAGGGCCTATAGGGAACACCTTGTCGTACCAATTTTTATAGCCGTTGAAATCAAAACGGAAACTGTCGCCGCATCCTCCTTCAACCAGAGGCGAGGAGGCGGCAATGCGATAGTCCAGATTGATGGAATCGGCAATCTTGTACCGCTCGTCAATAGCCTGGAAATCGAAAGGGTAACGCGGGTATTCCAGTTCCATGTTCCCCTCTACTTTCCAACCGGACATTATATCCGCCGCCTGACCTCCCCAGGCTCCCTTATGTACACAGAAGTTGTCCAGAATACGGACATTCTTGCATTTGTTCGCCTGACTGAACAGATATGGCACGCCATACGAGAAGAGGATGTTGTTATGTATATTAATCAGATGCCCTATTGTCAACCCGGTATCATAATCGGACTGCGGGGGTTCCTGGAAGCCCCCCAGATAGAAAGCGCTTGAGACTTCCGTGCCGGGAGCGATGATATTGTTGAAAATCTCCACATCACCCATGCACAGGCACTGGATGGCAGGGCCGAAATGCCCGCGTATGACATTGTTGTATATTTTGCCACTGAGACCGAGGGCAAGAGCCGATGTCTGGTCCTTCTCCATACGGTTACCGCCATTGATGAATTCATTATAGCATATCTCGGCATCTTCGGCATTATTGAGCTGGAAGTTGTCATAACCCTGATTCTCATAGATATTACGGTATATGCGGGTGTTGTACAAGTGGTGCGCACGGTATCTGACCTCCTCCCCGTTGCTGTTGGTACCGGTATAATAATTAGGACTGTAGTGTCCCAGATAGCTCCCTTCTCCGACCGTGTCATGAATATGGTTATGATGGAGCCTGAGATTTTCCAGCCTATAGGCAGGCCACCACCCCTGGGGGTTATCGGCCGTGGGGTCTGTCTTGATCATGAATCCGGCAAAATCCGCCTTGTCGATCTCGATACCAAAGAATTCAAGCTCGTTCGAATAGTTGGTGACTTGTATGGCGATATTCGCAAATTCCGGCATGGCAATCATTCTGAACCCCTTATCTAGATTATGATAGCCCCTACCGTCAAAGACGATATGGGCGCAGTCATTGAAGAGTATGCCGAACCAATAGAACCAGTTGAATTCAAACGGCTCCTCAGTATCTATCGTGAAAATGATCGGATTCTCCCGCGTGCCCTTGAAATTGTCAAGACGCAGACGCATGGGGTATCTCTCACCGAACTGCGGGTCATATTTTAGGATAACCGTACAGCCTGCCGGATAATCCTTACCGTCTATAATCCAGCTCTCGGCTCCACCCACAATCTTGGCGTCGGGGACGAGATACTCAACCGCTTCATCACGGGGGGCAAGCGCGGGGGTAACGGTTATGAGCTTGTTGATACGTTTGGTAAAAGTCACACCGGTCAGGACATCTGTCACGTCCACCTCCACATCGTATATTCCACGGTCGGACACAGCATCGAAGGTATAGGGGGATGCCGCCCAGACAGTCGGTCCTGGACGGCTCGTGTCAAAGCCGACGGTTTTCACTGGTTCCGGTTCATTCTCCTTGTATATACGCGCAACGATGGTATTGTTGCGGGAAGTGGCATAACCGTTTTCGGCATATATCGAAAGATAGCCCCTTTCCCCGACACGCACTATCTCAGTGGCGGTAACCATAAAATAGGGCTCGGTGGCGGGAAGCATCGGATATGCGATTTTCCTGACAGAAGCGTTGCCGCTATCGTTGGATACACTGACGCTCTGTATGAACTCACCTGCGGCAGACATATCTACAGTCTCTGAGGATTTTCCCAGTACACAATCCAGGACAGACCGTTCAGGCCCGGCTCCACCATCAAGCAGATACTCGTGTTGCCTCACCCATTCGCTTGTACTTGATATGGTAACTTTGTCCCCGACCAGAGGGAAAGGGTTGTCAAGTCTTGCGGACAAGGAGGGAATGCCGATCAGGGCTTTCAGAATCTCGTGGTATTTCATATATTCATCATTATTCAATGGTTACATCATATAACTGGTCTGCTGTATATTCTCCGTTCCCGTCAAGCTTCGGACGGATGGAGAACGATGCCAGGCGGCCGACAGATACAATCCGGTTACCGACATCGTCCGATTTGGTTATGTTGAACACAACCATCCTGTCCCGGTTCTTGGACCGTGCAAGCAACACCAGGGTCTGGTCTGACGGCATACTGTATTAGGCAGCGCTGCTGAAGACTTCATTGCTGTAACGGTTTATACCGTCGTAGCCATCGGTGGTGTCGGCTGTCTCGTCAAACTCGACGCTGTAGTAGTTGTCACAGCCGATGCTGGTATTGTCCCGGTCATTCGTCTGGTACTTGTAATCGAATTCACGTACATATTCCGCGACGCTCTTGTGAATGGCTGCCAGTTCCGCTGTCAGACACGGGCGGTCATCCATCAGGATGGCGCTCCCGTCGGTAATCTGTGCCGTGCCAGCCTCATATCCCTGTGCTTGTATGTACGCAAGGTTTCCCTGGTTGTTTCCGGCAAAATACACCGGTGAAGTATTGTCGGCCATGGAGTACAATACGGTCTCCTTATTATAAATATTACTGCCACTTATGAGGCTATGGACGCTCGAAAGGATGAAGATGCCATGATTCTGCTCATTGTGCCGGACAAATATATTGTTCACATTGACCAGCCTTTCGATAGCGGAAGTGCTCGAACGCGCGAAAAACTCCTGGAAATAGCCGCTGCTGAACACGAAGGTATTGTTCGCGATTATTATTTCCTTGGACATGCCGGGGAACGTGAACCACGTGCAGTCCCATTGGTATTTCGGAAGCTCCATGTTATCATGCATGTAATTGCCGGATATGAATATCTTGTCCGCGCCGAGTTCATTGCTTATTCCGATGACCGGTCCGCAGGTCTTGTAGATATGGTTACGCTCTAAGAACAGTTGTTTGACCTTGCCTACGGAAATGGCTACCTCATTGTAATGGCTGCCGTCTATGTCACAATCCATGATATAGACATCCGTTGCCGAAAGGCTCATGATTGACGGGTGCCCGACCACTTCGGCCTGCATCACTGATTCGGAGAATCTTATCTTTGATATATAGACGGTATTCGCGTCTGTAATGGAAATCGGCTGGACAACGACCTGCGACATACGGATATTATGGAGACACACATTCTCGTATCCTTTGACCGTAATGCCGTAGCGGGTGCGGTAATTGGAGTTCGGACTCTTGGTGCTCTGCCCTTTGACGGTCAGGTTCTCAAAGTACAGGTTGCGGCAAGGCTTGCGTTTGGAGATGTTTGTGGCATAGATGCAGGCGGGCTCCTCCGGTGCATAAACACCCTCGTAGGTATTGAAGTTCAGGAAGGTGATGTCCCGAATGATGATGTTACTGCAATCCTCGATATGTATGCCACCGAAACCGCGGCCGTCGAGTGTGCATTTGCCGGCCCCGTCAATGGTAAGTATATGTGCGGTATCCTGGTTCCAGCCTTTCATCTCCACGCTCCACATGCTGTCCTCATCCTGGTATCTGTTGCCCTTGTAGTCTATGTTGGTCTGGGTGCATGTTATCGTCACATCCTGCGTCAGACCGTCGGGATAGTCCTCCATGACCGATTTGGTCGCGTTGTAGATGCCGAGATATTGCCGTCCGTTGTCGCTGCGGACATAGACGGGCGGTATGACCTTGTTCCAGTCCTCCGCTCTCATTGCCCAAAGATTCAAGATACCCGCAAAGAGACGCCCCACACGTTCGGACGTATTCTCACCTTTTCGGGTGGCACCACGTACCTGGTCGGAAAGGGACTGCAGAATCTCTATGGAATCATCTCCTTCGGCAGTATCGAACTCGATACCGGACTGCTCCAGCAGATCCAGGATGCCGGCAAAAACACGTCCGACACGTTCGGCGGTATTCTCACTGTCCTCGGTAGCACTGCGTACCTGTGCCGCCAGTTCCTTCAATGTCCCAAGCGTATCGTATCCCTCGGAAGGCTCGAATGAAATTTCGGATTCTTCCATGAGGGCAAGGATGCCCACAAAGAGACGCCCGACACGTTCAGCCGTATTCTCACCTTTTCGGGTGGCACCACGCACTTGTGCCGCCAGCTCCTTCAATGTTGTAAGTGTATCAGACATACTGTATCATAAAAATGCATTGCGGCAATTCAAAACCTTGTAAAGTTCGGACAGATGTATTGCCGCAACCACGCCATAAAGCTGGTTATCATTGTTTACCACATAATCCGCTTCCACATCCTCCAAGGAAAAAGCGAGCCACAGCCTTTTCTTCCTTTTGTCTTCCAAAATTTGGTTGAGCAGCTCATCAAGAATGCGCTCGCACTTGTCAAGGGCAGCCTCTATCTGCTCATAGTCGGAGGTGTCGGACACATGCTCCACAATGAAGAGCAGGTAATCGCGGTCTTTTCGGTATGCACCCGGATTACCGCCGTAACCGAATCCTGAGCCACGGTCCACAATCACTGCCGGATAGTGGAGCACGCTGTCCAGTGCCGTATGCTTCTCTCGTTCTGATGAGAGGAAGTGTACTTCATCATTCTCCTTGTGTCGTATATCGACATGCCTTTCAGCCAGATTCTCTATGTATTCCGAAAAAGTCATTTCTTCTGTTTTTGGGCGTCACGTATCCTTTTGTTGAGCAGGCGGAATGCCGTTGCCACCGGCATCGCCTGGTATTTCTCCATCACCGCCACATCGTCACCGACAAAGGCGTCGAAGATGTCGAGCCAGTTGACTGACGGTGCGGCGGGACTATTCCGCTTTTCCTCCGGTTCATCATCCAACGGAAAGAGGAAAGGAAAAGCCTTTGAAAGCCACCTCTTGACAAAAACGTAGTTCAGGAATATGGCATACTTGACGTGCCTGTCAATCTTTGTCACCTTCATTATCCGTTTTTGCAGTATCAGCGGTTTCTGCCTGCTAAATAAGCCGTTTTTCCCACCTGATGGTAGGACAATATATTCGTTGTCCTTCAAATAGAGCATTGCTACGAAAGTGTCCAGTGAGGCATCCTTGCCGTCACGGACATATCGGTTGAAAGCAGTGTCCACGTGCATGAAGTGTTCGAAACACATCCCCTTCAGGCGGTCACCCGGCGCTTTCAGCCCGGAGACGGCAGGAAGGATAAAGCGGTCCATCCGGACACGGCAGTCGCTGATGAACTCCACCAGTTCGCTCAGCTTATAACTGTAATAGGTGTCGGAACCGACCCCGTACGGCAGGGAATAGAACTCCTTCAGGAAGGATGGTTCGTCTATTTCCTGAAGATAAAGCCGCGACACGAGCAGGAACTGTGCCGGTGTCAGCTCCTCCCATTTCTGAGGTACCCGGCGGATTATCTCATGGCGGATTCCGAATCTACGGTATGCAATGCGAAGCTCCCTCATGTCCAGAATGTGCGTTTATGGTCATTGTCCCGGTCGTATATCTGCCTGGGATCACCCTCATAGAAATTCTCAAAACAGCTCCGTACCGTACGCAGCAGCACGGTCATGTACATGTCCGCATCCGTTTTCAGATTCTGGATCTGTACGGCTATGCGCTCCGTATCGACGGGTCTCTTCTCCTCATTGCCCTTCTCACCCGGCTGTACAGCGGTGAAGTACAGCCCCCGGTCCGTGACGCTACCCGTCTCCATCAGCAGCCGTCTGACCGCCATTGCCACAATGTAGCGGGAGCAGGCAAGGCGCAACCGCTCCATGCTCTTCCGGGCTTCTTCGTCTTCTGGGGGATTTACCAGTCCGTCAATCAGATGCTCATACAGCTTGTCACCGATGGCCGGCTGAAGGAGCATCTCCTCGGCAAACTTCAGGTGCGGCTGCAGACGGAGGAAAACAATCCGGCTGCCATTGATAAAACAGACGTCATTGACATCCGCGGTACTGCGGACAATGGCTGATTTACGGTCCTGATAGGCCTGGGAGGACGCGAACTCCGGATATTCGGCTATATGGGCATACAGAAACTCAAGCAGCTCGTCGAGCGCATTGAACCCCTTGTTGCGTAACGATGCCCGCAGGTTATCTTCCTGGTACTTGTACACCTGCTGGAATGATTCGCCGTTGTCGGATTTCTGACGTTGGAAGCCCGCATCGGTGATACGCATGCTGATTTCATCGAAATCGTTCCAGAACGCCAGGTTCGCGTTCGCGCGTTTGCAGATCTCCAGCAGGCGGCTGTCCAGTTTCTCCCGTTCGGTTGCCCCTTCGGTATTCTGTTCCAATACATCCGGATTTGGACCGAATTCATATATCTCGACCACTTCTCCCACCATCGCATCGCCCAATAACGGTACGAGGTATTGCCGGAAAGCATTCCGGAGCGGTGCCTCCATCATGTCAAAGGAGATGGCGGTGTTCACCTTCATCACCGCTTTCAGCTCCTTGCCGTTGTTCCATTTTTTTGCACTGAATATCATTAGCTCAATGTTTTTTTGGTACCGCTGCCGGTATCGAGGGTTACTAATACGGTATTGCGGAAACGCAGCTCGCATTCCGGCATGCCGTTCATTTTGATATAGAGTTCTATAGGGTCCAGGATATTCTGCCGGTCAATCCACGCGTTGGCAATGTTCACAAGGAAAGCCTCACGGATATTGGAACCGCCCTGGTTGCCGGCATAGGTGCCACCGGGCATACCTGCACCGAGCACATTCGGATTCACCATCAATGCAAACAGAATTTCCGAGTTGGCGGCTGCCGACACCGGAAGATTGTCACTACCCTGGTATTTGTTCTCCAGCGGCTTGATTTTCCACTCCTCCTCAATCCTGCCGTTCATCTCGTTCACGGCATAATGAGAGAAGATGGGCTTCTCCGCATTGTCCGGTCCGCAAAGGTTCTGCTCCACAGAATCCATATACTTCTGTATGGCCGCCTCACGCTCCTTGGCAGAATAGTCCTTGGACGGGTATTTCTTCTCCCAGTAGGAATACGGTATCTGTACATGCCACTTCCAGGTTATCTGGTTCTTGTAGGCTTTCTTGAGGAAATGGGGGATAAGATGGGCTATCTCCACCCATCCACAAACGTAGGCGGGCCACCAGATGGGCATGCCGTAAAGGTCGTCGTTGCTCCAGCTGTCGCGTACCGGCATGATGAAACCGTCCCTCACCTTTCCGGCAAACTTCAACACCTCGGCGTGCATCTGCGGGTCGTATTCGGAGAGCACATCCAGCCTGGTGTATTGTCCCTTGTCCGGACGTTGCGGCCAATATCCGGAAATGATGCACTTGCAGGCGCCGTATTCGTCCACTTCGGAATAACGGCGGTAAAGCGCATTGACCGGATTGACCCCTGCAAAAGAATTGCCGGCAGCCGACGGCACAAACTGGACGGCACCGTTGCCGAATTTCAAGTAATCCCGAAGCACCTTCTCCATGTAGCGCCTCACATTCCGGGAAGCAATAAAAGCTTGTACTCGGCTATCGGTAACGGGCTTCAGTATCTCGTTGCCATCATTGTCGTAACCTTTCACCGTACAAGGATATATGCCTTGCCCAAGTGTCAGGTTACGAAGAAACTTCAGGCCCGTATTGAGCACGCTGGTGTTTCCTATCTCTTCAGCCGCCTTCTGGGGGAAATCATTCTCATCTCCCCATGGACGCACCTTCACTCCGTCGATGTCTATATAGGAAACATTCGACAAGTCATATGGCGCCAGGATTCGGGTACGCTCCTTCATTTCGTTCTGGGGTGTCCCCGTCGTTTCGCCGAATATGTACGTGGACTGCATCAGCAGGGGAATGCCGCTTGAATTAAACAATATGTTCATCAGAATATTATTTTCTTTTTGTTATACTCCAGTATCAGGTCAATATCCACAGGGTAGGGGTGTCCTTCCGGATTTCCCTTGCAGTCGCAGGGCTGCACGCCCCGGAGCTGGTATTCCTTCATGTTCATGCGTCCTGCACCGCAGGCGTAGGCCTGGGGCATGAAATAGACCTTGCCTTCCTTGCTGACGAACTTTATCGAAAAGATGCGCCGGCGTCCGCGTTCGTCCGTGCGGATGTCCATGTCGGCCAGAGCCAGGTTTCTGCGTATTGTCTCCATATCGTTATATCATTCAAATGTATTGTCAAATGTTCTGTCGAATATCCGCCCATAAATACCATTGTCACCGGTACGCTCGAAAGCCAGATGCAGGCGTGATGCCTGACGGAATGTAAGTGAGACATTGATTTTCTCGTTGCCGGTACGCTTGTGAGAGAAATCAATGTCAGTGGTCACCACTTCTGTCGATGTTTCCGTATTATACAGCTGCAAAGAATCAGTTGTTATCAGATCCAGTACCTTTCCGTATTGTCTGGTGTCCAGATAGCCGCTGTTTACCGTACGGCTGTCAATGTATTTGGATGAAGTGCGGACGGTTCTCTGTAACAGTTCTACCGGATCACCCTCAAGTTCGGGGGAATATTCCACCAGTCCGGTGAATGCCATTGTCTCCGGCATACCGAATGCGTTTCGGTAAATGAAATTGGTGACATTCCTATACTGTCGGTCATCATTGACAAATCTCACCTTATCCTTTACAGTGCCATCTTTTTTCAATAGGACATCATAATATGTGATGGATGATACGGCAATACCGGACCGACGTACAATCTTATCAAGTGAAAAAGAAACAGCGAGCATACCGGCAGTGGCATCCACTTGCTCACTGACTGTCTTGTACTTTTCCTTTCCCGCATCCATGTAGGCTATGCTCATGTCCACCGACATGCCTTTATGGGCAGTAAAGGTTAGATATTCCATTCTATCATGGGCTGTACGGATTGTGCTCTCGTGTGTCAGAAAAAGTACGTCTGACGGGGATACCGATGTGCGACAACGGCTGTAATAAGCATTGAAACTCCTCCGGACTGTGTCCTGCTTGCCTGAAAACACAGCGGTTATGGACAATGGAGCCTGATAATAAGAGACTACATTGTTTGACATCCCTTTCGGGTCATGCAGGGAGAAGTGACTGCGGAGCATTTCCCCTATCTCATGGATTACCACGTTGCCTTTCAAAGCGTAATAGCTCTCATTGAAAATCTCCGTACCTCCGGTTTCAATACGGACATTCAACTGTTCATCTGTGATTCCTGAGATTTTTATTTCCCCGATTTCCGAGATGAAGCAGTCCACTCCATCATGTATGCCGTCCACTACCATTGCCAAAGGGTTTTAGAAATGCCCAACACCAGTGACCTGTTGTACAAGTCATATCCTGCTCTGAACTCCCATTGCTTATGGCGATATTCTGCCGACAAGACTTGCCAGGAACGTCCAATTTCCAGACCTAAGGCAAGAGCATTGTTGCAGACGACCGGTTGCCGGTAGTCCACCACTACCGTGCGGTCAAGCAATGAATTGCGGGATATGACGTCGGTCAGCTCCACTTTCAGGTAAGGGCGTTCAATAATTGTATCAAGATAATGCTTCTCCGAGAAATAGTCGGCCAGTATAGCCGCCGTATCCACTTCTGTGGGTACCTCACGGACAATCACCTCCGGTTCCGGAATGGCAGAGCGTATCGTATCATGCCTGACCACCGTTTCCGGTACATGGACAATGCTCCGTTTCCGGGAACCCAGCCAGTGGCCGGCCCAGCCGGAAAGAAATGCGATAACCGCACAAAGCAACATATGGCTAACCTTCCGTCTCATCGGCCTTTCTTCTGAATTTATCCGTGACTGTCACCCACAATATTCCCACCTGCTTGATCAGCGCATCTTTCGGCTTGCCGTCGATGACTGCCAGGTTCTCCAGTATGCTTGTCACGTGCTCGACGCAGAACCAGGTCATGACGAACACCTTGACAATGGAAAAGAACAGGGTGGCCAGCAGCATGACAAAGCTTTCTTCCGCTCCGGCCTTGCTCTCCAGATAGAACGAGTGGGTGATATAGATGATGGTCAGCCAGATACACAGCTTGATGATGCAGCGTGAGAAACGGAAGCTTTCAAATCCTATTCCCTGGACCTTGCTTGCCCGGATGCCCGTCCACATCTCTGAGACAATGGCGACGAGCATGGCCATGGCCAGGAACGGTGTAATGCCTATCCATTCGCTGACTACGGCAGTGACGGCGCTGAAGGAGATGGCCGGAAATTGCAGGTTGTACTTGAAGCTCGGAGCCACCGAAAGAAAGAACTCCTTCGGTGAATCATACCCATAGGTGGCGACGAATCTTGTGAAAAAACGTATCATATCTCTTTTTTTGTCACAAAGATAGAGCCCAACCATCCGCTCTCATAGGACAAAAAAAGCCCTTACTCTCACGAGCAAGGACTTCAAAAATAAAAAAATCTCCGGTTAGTATTTTTATGGCTTCTCGTACATCACCCAGTAGGGTTGTCCTGCCAAATATTCTACATGGTACCCGGCATCAGCCAGTTGTTTGGCCAGC